CATTGACGATTGCATGATGCTTCAACAAGTCCCGACCGGGATCGTAATCTCCGGGCAGTTTCCGAGAGTTTGGTTGAGTATGTTGCGTGCTGCGATGTGATCGCTATCGCCCGTGTAGTTACAAGCGACACAGCGGAACTGCTCTTTCTCTCTGTTTTCTTTTTTCTCCAATCCACACGAGGGGCATGTGCGGGAGGTGCCATGAGGATTAACAAACTGAAGACCAACACGGTTTTCTTCAGCGAGTTGAGTTAATCTGGTGCGAACCTGCCGATAGCTCCAAGGAGCGAGGAACTTGCGGTTTCGTTTTCCTCGACTACCTTTTCCGACCTTCATGCCGATGAGGTCTTCGAGGACGAAAGTCTTTGTAGTCTGCCACGGCAATCTTCGGCAGACAAAATTTACGTAATCTCTGCGCTGTTTTCGTGCGCGTTTCTTTGCCAACGAACCGGGTTTCTTCCGTCGGATATTGGCGCAAATAGTTTTGATTTGCTGGCCGTGAAAATTCCCATCCGAATCGGCAATGAGTTTATTGAATCCAATATCGAGTCCGATTGTTGCACCTTCGATCTTTAAGGGTTCATTGGGAACTCGAACGTAAACCCACGCGCATTTGTCCGTCACGATCGCTCCGTCCAATAATTTTGCACCGGGTTTTGAGAGCCAATAATTAAGACGGGCATGAGATTTGAATGGAATCACAATCGGCTCTCGCGGCGTCATGGACATAATCTTCATCACGAAATCGAAGGCGCCACGCCCGACTTCAATTCGGCAAACATGATGAGTTAAGCATGATGCGCGCCTGAACACCGGGCAGCGCGTTCGCCGTCCTGTTGCCTTTTCGGTTGCACGAGCACTGGATATTGTTTCAACGGCGGATTTGAGTGCAGAGTTCCGTTGAGAATAACCCAAGGAACCGCCCGTATAGCGTCTCAATGTTTCGCCGTTAAATCCGCCTTTATCAGTCCACAACGAGCGTGCATAAAAATTGGCAGCGGTTCGATACTCACGAAGGAACGCGGAGAGGCGGGCACGCTTAGCTGAGGTTGCCAGATCAAGTGATATGCGCACGGCGCGAGTCACGGAACGAGTTTATGACTTTATGTCCCGGCGTCAACTGGCTTCGTGAATTAAGTTGCACTGCTCCCGAAAGGGGCACACGCTACCACTATGGCGGAAAATCACGGACACGGGGACAGTCGGCTCGAACTTCTCATTGAGGGAGTTCAGAGTGCCCTGTTGCATACCGAGCGTGAGAACGCCAAGCGGCACATCGAGTTGATTGCTGCGATTCGCGGGGAATCCGACATTTTGGGCAGACTCAATGCTCTGAAGTCGCGGCTGGCCAAGATCGCAAAGGCTCTCGCGACTCTGGACGAGAAAACATAACCAAACGAAAGTGAAATGTATGACCCCAATCGAAACATATGCGGCCAAGGTCGATGAAGCCTTTACCGCAATCGGTCAGACGGTGGATTCAATCGTAACCAGTGTCAACGGCGTGGCCGGTGACGTGGACCGCCTAAAGGCGACAATCAAAGCCCTACAGGACAGCGCCGGAACTGTGACGCCTGAAGACCAGGCGCTCCTGGACAAATCCGAAGCGGCTGTGAACGGGCTTGCCTCGCGCATGGCTGGCGTCAAAGAAGCCTTGGCTTCACTGGACGCGGCGACTGAGGAAGCGCCGAGTCCGTAATCCCCAACCCAAACGCGGCCCGTCTCGAAACTGGGGCGGGCTGCTCCAATCATTATGAAAACCCTATTTGCAGCAGTATTGCTCGCGCTGGCTTTGACCGCGCAGGCGCAGAACATCCCGTCATCGAAGGTCACGGCGAAGACCGCTAACCTGACGCTCATCCCGAAAGGTAATGGCAACGGTCAGTGGATCACTTGCCTTGAGAACAAAATCAAAACGGCCAACCAAAAGGATTTGCTCGTGACAGCCAGCCTTGAGATCGGTTTGTTCACATCGACTAAAGTTTCATCGAAGAATCTCGTGGACGACACCAGCGTTGGTCAGGCGGAAGTCGAAGTCAGAGTTCTCGTGGACGGCAAACCGGTTGAACCCGGCGTCGTGGTATTCGGACGGCGAACGCAGACGCTCACAGCGACTCTCGAAGGCGCAATCGGCTCATGCTTGATCACGACCACAAACCTTGATGGGACATTCTCGACCACGGTGAATCTTGAATGCGTCACTCCTGAGAACATCTCGCTCATCCTTGACAGCCTCCAGGCGACGAGCTTCAGCTTCATCGGCGTGGACATCGGACAGGGCGTTCACACAGTCAGCGTTCAGGCCCGGACCTCGACAATCGGAAGCGCGCAGATGGGATCGTATTCAGCCATCGCGTTCGTGGGCAAAGGCTCAATGTTTGTCGAATCAATCCGCTTGCGTAAAGGTGACGACGTGGTATTGGAAGTGCCTTAACGCTTAGCGCTCGTATGCTCGCCCCGTCATGGCGCAGGCTGTGGCGGGGTTTTCTTTGCCCTGCCCTCGACGCGAAGCAACTTCCCTTTCGCTGACCGCACGACGGTCTCGGTGCGGGTCTCTTTGTGATCCAAACCCCAGCCATAGGTAATCCGCTTGGCGTACGTCCCGTCGCTTCTTAGCTTGTAGCCTGTGAGGTCCACGCGGTAATGTCGGCTGGATTTGGGCTTTAGCGAGCGATTTCGTCGCAGGCCGGATCATCAACGGTGACTGCGAACCGGACGGTTTTGAGCCCGAACTCGTTGTCCGTCTGGGGCGCGTCTCGTGGATAGGGCACTGTTTACGAGCCATTGAACCCGGTGCTTCGAATGAAGCAAACTGCGACGATTCTATCTGAGTGAAAGGACTGATCTTAGCGGGGGGCACAGGCAGCCGATTGTGGCCGGCAACCATCGCCGTCTCCAAGCAGTTGCTGAATTGCGCAGGCCGACCTTTGATATTTTTTCCCCTCGTTACGCTCATGGAGGCAGGCATCCGCGAGATCTGCATCATCACCATGCCGCACGAGACCGAACGGTTCATTCGACTCTTCGGCGACGGCCGGCAATGGGGCATGCACATCGAATACCGGAAGCAGCCGGAGCCGAAAGGCATCGCCGAAGCTTTTATTCTCGGGAAGAGCTTCATTGGGCGCGACGCCGTGACGCTGATTCTGGGCGACAACATCTTCATCGGGGATTCGATCCAGATCCACAGCCGCCAGATTTCCGGACGCCCATGCGGTGCCGACATACTGGCCGTGCGCGTCGCCAATCCGAAACGCTACGGCGTGGTCACATTCGGCGTAAGCGGCACAGTCGATTCCGTGCGCGAGAAGCCGAAGTTCTCCAGCAGCAAGTGGGCGATCCCCGGGCTGTACTCGTTCGCTCCGTCCGTCGTTGAAATCGCTCAGGAACTCAAGCCGTCGGCCAGGGGCGAACTTGAGATCGTGGACGTCATTGAGGAGTTCCGCAGACGCGGCCAGCTTCGGGCGCACAAACTTCCGCGGTCAGTGATCTGGATGGACGCCGGAACGCCCAGCGATCTGATGGAAGCGACCTGCCTTGTTCATGCCATAGAAAAACGGACTGGAACCGTAATCGGCTCTCCAGAAATCGCAGCGCTGAACAACGAGTGGATCGACAAGGATCAGTTCAAGGAACTCCTTCGGCAGATGCCGGAGTGCGAATACAAGGACAAGCTCAGCTCACAACCGCACTGAGACAAGTTCTGACGCCGAGCCTGTCTTTGGCGACCAAAAATCCGATACCTCGAACATGCACTCTGCAGACACGGCATAACTCAACGAGTCGAAGACGTGCTTGTGCTCGCTCCGTTCCACCGGATCGAGCTTCGTCTTGCCTCTTCGAAGGTTCCCAAACATGGCGATGGTCCGGACGCACCGCGCAGAGATGAAGATCCGGTTCTGGAACAGGAGCCGGTGCAGAATGTCCACGCGCTTGTAGATGCTGCCTTTCCCCTTCGGCGCAGCCATGAGCATGATCCGCCCGCCGCTGGCGACCGAGATGACGCTGTGATCGTACCCGCCCAGGCCCGCGCGGAACTGGTCGAAGGAGCTGGTGTCCGACCAATGCTTCCATTCGAGCGGATTGGTGTGGCAATTCTCGCGAATGTACTTCTCCCAAAAATCCATGCGCTCGACGAACGCCTCGGTGAAGTCCGTGATCGGCACCGGCGTGTTGATCGCCACCAGTTCGTCGAGCACCAGGAAGATGCTCTGGATGTGGCTGCCGCCGACCTTCTCGATGATGTGCGCCGAGTGGTTTTTTGAACCCGGATCCCAGCCGGTGAGGAGAGTCGAGCAGGTGTCCGTTGGCAGCAGGATCTCCGACTTCTCCTCCTCGAACGCGTCCAGCTTGCCGAGTACGTGAGTGTCGGCCATGTAGACGTCGGCGAAGATGCCGTCTTCTGTGCGGCGTTTCCAGAGGCCCAGATAATATCGGTCGTAGAGGTTTCGGTCGTGTGCGTGGCGGGCGGCGATGCCTTGTTTTTCATCGTCGCTAATAAACGGGTTATCATCGAGCGTGATGCTGATCGCGTTGTACTTCTTTTGCTCGCTCGGATACGGGTGGTTTTCCGCCAGCCGCTCAGTATAAAAGAGTTTGTAGATCCAAGATTCTTCGCCCTCCTCCGATGGATTACTATCCGAGAGCCACATGTGGGATTCTGGCGGAAGGTGGGGCATCCGGAGTTGTTCGCTCGTAATTGTGAAGATGATTCTGTTCTGGAAGTTTGAAAGTTCCGAAAAAAAAACATCGAAAAGCGAGTCGAACGAACAGCGGCCTCGACATCGAAGTCGTAATCCAACGAGTGCAATTGAATCCTGGATTTTCCACCGTGCATGTTCGAAACGTCCAAATACATCAAGCGAGTTGCTCCATCTATTCGTGGCCCGTTCAGCACCTTGAAACCGAAATTTCCATCCACCCATTCTGGGATGATCGATTCGACGAGATCCGTCATGATGCCGCCTTGCTCCGCGGATTTACGCGTGCGCGCGAACAACGCAACTCGTGCCATCGGGGTCTCCCAACAGTGACGAAGCAGGCGATGAAGACAGGCCAAGGACTTTCCTGATCTGCGGGGACCTGCAACTAGAAGGTACCGATGATAGTCATTGAACACCTCGCACTGTTTTGGCGAGAGGCGTGGCTGCCAATGTCCGTCACTCGATAAGGGCACTTGTCAAAACCGAAAAAGTTTGAGAATATCGCGGCGGTCGCTGGAGCGAAACTTCCAGCAACCGCCACTAACAAAACGTTGAAAGACCAACGCCATGTCTGCCGCGAAGCCTACGCCTGAAAGTTTAACAGCAACAACTTTTATTTACGCCCTGGCCGATCCGCGCACCAGAGAGATCCGGTACATCGGGAAGGCGGATAAACCAAAGATTCGGTTTGATCGACACGTCGATGATGCAAAAGCAAAGCGCGAAAAGTGTTACAAATCGAATTGGATTCGATCACTTCTCGCCAAAGGACTTCGCCCTGTTCTCCAGATTATTGACGAAGTTCTCCGCACCGAATGGCAGGCAGCGGAAGCGGCATACATTCAATTCTACCGCGATGAAGGATGCCCGCTCGTGAATGTACTGTCTGGAGGCGAGGGATCAGGATCGGGGCCGCTGAATCATTTCTACGGCAAGAAGCATTCGCCAGAAGCGGTTGTAAAAATGAGTGTGGCAGGCTTAAAAAGAGGTCCGCCGCGAGTCCCAAACGCCGCCCGCGCAAGGGGTGAAAGGCACTACCTTTCTGGCAAGCATTTGGCACCTGATACTAAAAAGAAGCTCAGTGCTGCGTTGAGCGGTGAAAGGCATCCGCATTTTGGCAAGCCGAAACCTCCGGAAGTTCGCGCTAAAATCAGTGCATCTCTAAAAGGTGAAAAGCATTTTCATTTCGGAAAGAAAAACACACCGGAGGCGCGTGCTAAAATGAGCGCAGCCTTGAAGGGGCGAATATTTACGCCGGAGCACCGGAGGAAGTTACTGGAAGCGGCTGCCCGAAGACGAGCTGAACGCGCACGCCCTTCTGCCGGTCAACTCACGCTGGCGTTGTAACTCATTCATTGACTTCCCTGCTCAATAAGCGGATTTTTCGAAGGCGTGAACAGAAAACTCCACCGGAGGCTCCTATGGATCTAGGCTACAAACCAGAACCGCCCGAAGAACCGGTGCCGACCAGCGAGAAGACGCCAGAGACGCGGTACCCGTCCCTCAATCTGGAGAACGGCAGCGTGGACGCGCTCAAGGGCGATCATCAATGTGCAGTCGGCGATGAGTACTACGCCGACGGCGTGCGACTGCGCGTCAAGAGCGTTGAGGATTCGGAGTATGGGAAGCGGCTCTCGTTCGACGTTCTCTCCATCGACGACTTCGAACCGACGGAAGCGGAGCCTGGCGAAGAGGATGAACCGCCAGATTCGGGAAAGAAATCCAAATCCTCAAAAGCCCTCCGCTACGCTGATTGAATGCCGTGGGTCCGACCACCCCAAGTCCTGGTGAAGATGCGTCGCGTGGAGAAGCGCGAGGGCGATCCGGATGATTACCTCGTTCTGCTCCTGGCCGGCCGTTATCTGCGCCCGAAGCTCAAGGGCAAGGTCTACATGCTCTGCGAAGTGCAGCGGACGATCCCGGGCATGTTCAAGCTGCACGACACGCTGCGCCCGGTGAAACTTGTTCTGAAGGTTTATGCGAAGATTCCGCCGAAGAACCTCGAAGCCGAGCGCGAACGCCAGCAATACCAACGCCTGCTCAAAGGGCAACTGAGTTTCACGAAATAATCATGAGCGAACACGACAAACGCAAGTTGGAACCCTGGGTTAGAATGGCCAGGCGCTTCCACGCTGTCTATCGCGAGCGTTACAGCAAGGAAACCTCGGTGCATCAATTCGAGGATTGGATCAAAGAAGCCTGCCTCAACTATGCCAAACAGCAGAGTGATGCTGTTGCCGACGCGCAGCGCGAGATCGAACGATTGCAATCCGAAGTGCGCGAACTCAGAGATGTCATTCGGAGAGGGGCGGCTGAGTCCGTTGAGAGTCAATGATCGATCTTCAAATCCTCGAAAAGCACGGCGTCACAGTGGAAGCCTTGAAGAAGCTTTTCACCGCTGACGACGAGAAGAACGAGGGCAAGAAGGAGCTGGTCAATCTCATCCGGTCACGCATCAACGAGGGCATTACAAAAAGTCTTCGCGAGTCCCGGCATTGGTGGAGTCTGGACCAAGCTTTCGATTGTCCGTTTTATCAGATCACGCCGACGCTGGTGAAGTCGCTGATGAGCAAGAAACCGGACGATGCTGGTGTGCTCAGGGCCATGGAAGACTGGGGCCTCACCCACCTCATCCGCGAGGAAAAGGATGCCCGGGGTAACGTCACCAGCAAGACAATCGATCTGCCGGCGTTCTTCCAGATCCTCGTCCCGGTCGCCAAAGCGTACGTCATCATTCGTACGGCCAAGATTTTCAATGATCGCAACGTCTATCCCCTGTTCAAATTCGAGCCCGCGCAGCTCACGCTGAAATCAAAGGCGCGCTGCGACGTCATCACCGATCGCGTGCAGAAGATGACCAGCCAGTACGGTTACGTCGCCATCATGCGCCAGGCGATCATGACCAAGAACATTTACGGGACGTGCCTCATGTTTCCGTCCGAATGCTGGCACAGCGAGAAGCAGTTGAACGAGGGCGATGACGGCAAGGAAACCGAGAAGGTCGTCAAGGAAGGGTTGCGCTACAATCTGCCGCATCCGTCCCGGGTGTTTTGGGATTTGAATTATCGGCTAGGCACGTTCAACAGCGACACTGGCTGCACCTACGGCGGTTACTGGAGCGTGACGCGTTACGGGGACATCAAGGACAACGATCAATATTGGAACACGGACAAGATCTCCTATGGCACGAATTGGATGAACGCCTATCCGAACTTCTTTGCCACGGTGTATCCGTGCGTCTGCAAGTTTCCGTCGCAATCCGTCGCGAAGACCGGAGGGAGCGCGACATCAGGCCAGCAGCCGATTGCCGGCGCCGGGGCCATGGACCGTGAATCCGCCGCAGGTTTTTACGCCGCCGCCGAGCACGATATGGCGGTGACGCGCACGGAGTTGTTCATGAAGTTCAAGCCCAAGAAATACGGCATCGGCGATTACGATTATCCGGTCTGGCATCGGCTCGTCGTCGTGAACGAGAGCACGGTGATCTACGCCGAACCGCTCGCTTACTCGCCGATCACCTATCGCGGGTACGACGCGCATGAGGAGCGTGAACTGAACTCCTCGCTGGTGCTTGAAGCCCTGCCGTTCCAGGATCACCTGAGCAACCTCCTTAGCCAACACCTCCTCACCATCAAGCAGAATCTCTTGTCCGTGGTTTTCGCCAATGAAGACGCAATCGGCGAGGGGAACATGAAGAAGCTGCAGAACCTCGGCCAGAAGCTTTACATGGAGGTGAACTTCATCCCCTACTCCTCGCGCAAAGCGATGATGGCGGGGAAGGATTTCAAGGAGGCGTTCTTCCCGGTGAACTTTCCGCGTCTGGACACCACAGCGATCCTGGCCGGAGTCCGGATCATGCTGGATATGCTCGAGCGGATTCTGGTCATGTCCTCGCAGGAGATCGGTGCCGCTGCCCCGCACGAGCAGACCGCCGAAGAGACGCGCGTCATTCAGCAGTCCACGAGCAACCGGCTCAACTTCACGGCCTCGTACGATGATGATGCGGATCTCGCGTGGAAGAAGCAGCTTTACGACGCGCTCATGGCCTATGGCGAAGACGAGATGTACGGCCAGATCGATGGCGATGAGAACTCTGACGTTGTGAAGGCTCTCAAGGAAATGGGCTTCACGGTCGCTGAGAAAGGCGATCCGAACCGCAACACGAAGACGGTGGTCAAAGGGAGCAAGACGGCGCTTGAGTACGAGGACTTCGCCAGCACGCGGGATTCATCGGAGCGCATCAACAACGTCGCGCTCGCCAATGCGATGACGCAATTGCTCCAAGTCGTTCTGGCCAACCCCGCCATGTTCGCGGCAATCGGGCCGGCGCAGGCGCTAAAGATGGTGAACACCATCGCGGACTTCGCGGGATTCTATAAGGATGCGTTCGAGCTGAAGGTTATGCCGGGAGGCACGCCGGAGGAGCAGAACCAGAAGGCGCAGGAACAGGTCGGTGGTATGCTGGCTCAATTGAAGCAGGTTCTCGAACAGGAGATGCAGCAGGTCGTTGGCGCGGCCACACAGCCATTGGCACAGGCCGTGGAACAGATCGCAAGACAGATCCAACAGCTCGGACAGGCCACAGCGCAGACAGGGCAGCAAGTCC